CTTCTTTACCCTTGCAAACTCAGACAGTCTGCGTACCTGCTCCGCATCACCTTTGCGGTAAAAGACGGTGATATCGAATTCTTTCCCGTACTTTTTGCCTAACTGCCAGAAGAAGGTTTCAATCCCTCCAATGGAGTTCAGCGTGTGAAAGTAGAATACGTTTGTGTACTTCATAACAATCCCTTACTCAGTCGGTCGTAGATGCTGCCTTCCCGTGGATGGTTGTAGTGATACGCAACAATGTGCGTATACTTGCAGGTTGGGTTCCTTTCCAACAGTTCGTTGTTGTAGAACCAGTCACCTGCGTTCTTTTCGTTTTCCGGGAAGCGGATCCCTTCCGCAAACTCTCTCCGTACAAACTTCGTGGTCGGTGCGCAGAACCCAACACGGGAACCCTCAGAAAGTCCGAATACCAAACCACTGTTGATTTGCAGGTCTATGTACACACAGTCGGTTCCGTCCAGTTCCTTAATCGCAGCGTTGTACTGGTCTGTGTAGAGATAGTCATCTCCATCCAAAAAGTGGAAGTACTCACCAGTTGCCGCTTCAAGAAGACGGTTTGCGTTATAAAACGCACCGTGGTTCACATCATCGTGCAGTACGTGCAGGTTCAACTTTGGGTGCGCCCACTTGTACCGCAGCAGTCGTGCGTAGGTTTCGTCTGTTGATGCATCGTCCCTTGCGATGACCTCTATGTCATCCCTGCGTGGAACACTGTCGAGGAGTTTGTCTACGTACTCCTCTTCGTTCCAAAATGCGCAGAGAATGGAAACCTTAATCAAATGGAACCACCAGTCCCGTTCTCACCGTTGTCGTTATCCGACTCGACAATCTCTGCCTCTCCCTGGCCTCCATCGGTCTGCTCTTCCTCAACGACCTTGTCTGGGTCACCCCAGATCATCTTGATGTACTTCTCAGACATCTTGATGTCCTTCACTGGGTCGTTGGAAATGCCGGACTTCTCGGCTGCGAGTTCTGGGTGGAACCCTGCTGCCATGAGGGTCTGGAAGGCCTGTGCCTTACTCTGGACGTTGGTTGTTTCACCATTCGTGAAGTTAAGCGTAAAGTCGTTGATGCTGACATCGAGCAGGTTCTTCCTCTTGAGGATGCCCAGGATGATGTTGTCAAACTGCCTGTTGGAATCACGGAAGAGATCCTCCGTGTTCCTACGTGAGCAATCCGCTTGATACCATCCATAAGAGGCAAGGATCGCAGCCCCCGTGGTATCGTATGTGCTGCCACCATTGGAACGGTTAGGCATAGCGCAGATGCGGAGTACTTCCTCCCGCAGACTGTCCATGAGAACCTTCGTCTGTGTCTGGTCTAGTTGCTCGGACAGAACCTTGAAGTCTGCCTTGTTTTCACCGATGCTGCGCAGGGCAATCATTCCGGCCTTGCGGATGTCGGTAAGAGTAACGTCCTCCGGGAATTCGCAGTTGACTGCGATTGCGAGTGACTGAATGAATTGTTCCACCCCGTCACATGCGTTTGAGGCGAGGTTCGAGAGTTCGTCGAGAAGTGGGATTGCCAACTCATAGCAAGCGGTGTTCACGGAGTTGTAGCGGAACTCGATAATCGGAATCTGTCCAAGGACGTTGGGTTCCATCGATTCGATTGCAGTTGCCGTCACCAAGTAGTCGTTGTTTTTCTGCGTGGTCATCAACTTTCCACGAATCGTGCCGGAGAGGTGGTACACGGTGGTTTCTGTGAACACATCGAACATTGCTTTCCCTTCACGGGTCACAAAGTTCACACCCATAACAGGCTTGTTACCAGGCCGGAGGGAATACACAACGAACGCAGAACGTGGATCCAGTGCGTATGCTTTGAACGGAACCTCGGCATCGTCATTGGGTTCCACGAACAGAACACCCTTGCCAACCCTGTGGAACCAGTCTGCAATCTTGTTGTCTGCATCCTGTTTGCCGGAGCGGTAAAGGAACTCGTTCAGTTTCTTCAGTTTGCCCTGGACACCCTTGCGCCTTGCCGTGTAACAGGCAGGTTGTGTGCAGAAAAATCCATTTTTGAAGTCCACAATCTCGGCAGCGGTATTAACCTGCACAATGTTCAGAATGTCCTCACGGATATCCTTCGTGCGGTTAAGAATCGGCTGCACACCTCTTGTGTACCAGTAAAGGAACTCTTCCTGGAGCATATTCTGAATGTGATAAACCAAGGCAGAGTTCAACTCATCAACGAGGTTCTCTGCCGTGATTGCATCGTATGTGGAATAGATGTCCAACCTGCCGAACATATCGTTACGGATCACAGGCTTGGAATTAATCACATCTTCAGTTGCCAAATAATCACCCCGTTAAATAGAAAAAGAGTCAGTTGTCCTCATGGTGAAGACATCTGACTCCGTTTAGTCCTTCCCGCAGCCCATTTACTGCGAGGTACATATAAACGTACTTATATGAAAAGTACTGATTTCGTTAAACTATACTTGAATAACTTGCAATAAACTTATAACTTATTTCAAGTTCAGTTACAAAGTTGAAATTAAGGTTCTTTGTAAATGATCCTACGATGGTTTTCTAGAACAACCCACTTGCCACGTTCCCTTCGGATGATTACTTCCTTCCCACAGGCAATTGCGGCTTCCGCTACCTCCAGTGCTTCTTTTGGTATTTTGTGCTGTTCAGTCATATCGTTGCTCTCATTTCCTTATGTGTTCCGCTTAACCGAATAATCGGTGTGTCGGTGCAAGCAGGTTTGAACCCAAACACCTCACCATAACCACCATACGTAAGTTTTGCGGATGTGTTCACGAACAACCGTGTGCCATACGTAATGGAACTATTTGCCATGTTGGGACGGGCAAAGTTATCCTTCAAAGCCGCAGGGAGGTGGGTGTGTCCGCAAATGTAAATGTCGGCATCAACGATTGTAGAAAGATCAACCAACCGCTGAATCTTCCCGCCTTCCTTTTTGCCTCCTCCGTTCCCATGCGACACGTAGCAGGTATATGCCACCTTCCTACGGTGGGAGTTTTGCCTCCCGTCCATCTGACCGAAGCGTATAAAAAGCAGTGCCGTTGTCGGTGAGTATCTGTCTTGGATACCCAGTTCACGGCACATGATCTCCGTCAGATTTATTCCGTTTGTCTTATAGTGCCTTCGTTCGTGGTTTCCTTCAAGGCAGCAGATGCACTTCGGTGCAATAGGCTTAAAGAGGTCGGTGCAAGCACGGAGTTCTTCCATCGGAGTTAAGGTGGAACCATAGGTGTCACCCACCGATGATGCGATTGCGCAATCCATTAAGTCCCCATTCATAACAAAAAACACGTTATCATGGTCACGGATGTACGCTATATCCGACATTATCTTGTCATGGTCTGAATTCGGATCCGACCAGTGCCAGTCCGCAATTGCCATGATCTCAATCTCTTCAAGATTCTCTGAAAGGTCTATCTTTTGTGCTTTCATTCATTACCATCAGTGTCTGCCCCACCCCTGCTTATGACACCGTGTCATCCCACCGCAATGGAATTCTAGTGCGGTCTAGTGTGGTGGGAGGACTCAGAGTCGAACTGATATCCTCCCAGGAAGGCTGCTCTCCAAACATAGTGCAGTCATATAGGCCACACTATTCAACGCTCAAGCAGGTCAGCGTTAATATGTACCGGGTGAAAGGAAGGAAGCCCCGGAGGAAACACCACCTACACACTATACAGTGGTTTAGTAGTTCAAACTCGATTATAAACTACTATATATAGGGGTCAATGCGAAGAATTTACAGTTTTATGTAACTTTTATCTCGTTTTAGAATGGTCTGCGCATGATTGTGGCAGTATTTCCTCTCTCGGTCATCTGCCAGTCTACAAACATTGCGAGTGTATCCGGCACGTCATCGTGCTTGTTTTTACCCATCATCGAGTACGTGGTAAGCTGCATCATCGCATCACGGTACTCACGGTCTTTTGCGTACTCGGACTCGTCCTTAAACAAGATCCGTTCCTTTACCAGTGCGGAGTTGACCTGGATTCTGGTTTCCTTGTTGGACTGTGTCCACTTTGTGGTGATGCTCGTCATCCCGCCCAGTTCACGGACACGTTTCTCGATATTCTGTGCAAAGATCGTGCCTCCTCGGTTGGACTCAATCCGGCACTGCTTCACTTTTCGGTCAACGAGGAGTTTTGATATTCGCTCTTGAACCACTTCCACCTTGCCATTGTCGCATATGATCGTGTCCATGTAGAAATCGTTGCCGTATTGATAGAAGACGGGACATACGCAGTAGTCTGCGCCTTGTTCTTTCGTATCCACGATGGCAAGAACCGCATCCGGCTCTTGGTCTGGGAGTTTGAAGTACCTTCTGAGTTCGTCACCACTATACAAAACCCCTTCTCTTTCAATCGGCATCTGCTGAAAGATAGCAAGCCAGGACGGTTCGTCCATCATCTCCCGCTGCTTCAGCAGTGCATCAGTTGTGTACCCAAGCCCATACGGGTAACAAAACCTGCTCTCGTCATTCTCGTCCAACACTGGTTCACGGATGAACATGGCACATGGGTCGTTTGCGTAGTACTCTTCCAGTCTTCCTATCGGATCTGCCAACGACCAACGGGTTCCGATTACGAGCCTCTTAACCCTGTTGCCTATACCCCTCTGAAAGAAATCTGTATAGACAGATTGCCACAGTTTGTCTAGTTGCTCACGGTTCATTGCGACTTCGATTCCAGGAACTGGATCGTCCAGATACATCCAGTTTGCTGCTCTTACACGACCCGCTAGCTGACTTTGGATACTGGCAAGTTGGAGCGTTTTGAACCTCATGTCATCGGACTTCTCATAGCCGATACCTATCATGAGATCCTTTGCGTTCGTGTTGATGACCGACAGGCCGGGGAAGACATCTGCCCACCGATACTCACCGATAGGATCAAAGATACGCAGCATCTCACCGTACATACCTGCGAGGAATGCGGAGTTGTGGGAACCGATGAGGTTTGGCAAGAACGGGTTTCGTCCGCTAGTCCATGCAAGGCCAAACTCTGCGAGTGTGGTCTTTCCAACACCAGGTGCGAGAGAGATGGCAAGCGTGTGTAGCTTACCATCCTCCAACATCTGTATCCCGTTAGCGCACTTCAGAAGTTGCTTTCTCCTCGGAAGGTAGAACCTCTTCTCTGGCGCACGGTCTTTCTCCAGGTAGATGCAGAACGAGTCAAAGAAGTGAGGCGCATCGAACAGGTGTGTCTTGTAGTAGAGGTCTAGCATATCCTCGACATCCACCCCGTCACGGATCATGGCATTCGCAGCGGAGCGGATCTGTTTGTTGAAGTCATGTGCGAGTGAGAAGTTATCGTCATCGTATACGGTAGTGCCGTAATCCCGTTTCCCAACACCTTCGACCTTCACCGAACCGTCCAGTTCCAGTTCCCTGCAAACATCGAACGCATCCATCAGTGCGTATGGGTCATCCCGCTTTATTAACTTTGGTATCAGTTCCTTATAGTCTGCCATTAGGCACTCCAGTCAAATAAACTCTCCACCATGTCGAGGTCGAACACGGGAACCCCGCATTCTTCGTGTACCTTCTTGCGCTGAACGTAGGAATCGTCAATAAAGATGGCATCACCCATGATATAGTCGGACTTCTCCTCGTCCTCGTTCAGACTGATAATCCCGTTGAACAGCAGCAGGGATATTGCGTTCTTTTTGAGATCCTCAAAGATATCACCATGATGCCTGGTAAGCAGGTACAACCGCTTTCCTTTATCTCTTGCCTGGTAGAGGAATGCGATGAGGAACGGGTTCACCTTCCCTTTGAGCAGCAGCGTGTCATCAAAGTCCACGTACACACAGGTGTAATCAATGTTCGACCGATACCTGCTGATTAACGCACGGTCAACGAGCAGTTTGTTCCTGTTGTTGATGATATCAACGTCAATCTCCAACATATCGTACAAGGTGAGCAAAGGCAGGTTAATTCCCTTGTTCCTGGACAGCCCCATTGTTCCGGCAATCCTCGGTGCCACCTCTAACAGCTTATACTTAAAGTCTTTGGAGGTCTTAATCTGGAAGAACCACGCACCTGTGAAGTAAAACCGCTCATTCAGTTCGTGTGCCATCTTATACACGCAGTTCTCGGTAGGAACAAACTCAGAGCGGACTGAAATGCCGTTGCGAATTCGTTCCCGTGTGCGCTGCCCAATGTACCGCAGTTTCCCGTGACGGTCGGTGAAACAGTCAACCGTAAACTCATCTCCAGGGAGGTACTCGCAGAATGTGTACTCTCTGTCACCGTTTGCCAGTTCCAGAAACTCGCAGTGGTCGTAGATCAACCGTGCGCCTTCAGATCCCTGCCCAACCGCAGGTTTTGCGAATATTGGGTACTCCGTTATCTGGCTAGTATCCTCATACACTTCCGGCAGAAATTCGCAGTCGAAGTCGGCAAGATACTTATAGGTCATGCTCTTATTCCGGCAGGTTCGCACTGTCTGAAGCGGAGATGTCACAACCCGTGCTTTGATATCTCTCTGGTTTTCGGTCAGTTTCAGCAGCACACTGTCGTGCGCAGGGTATATGAAGTCAGCATCGCACAGATCAGTCACATTGTTAATCGCATCGATGAACCCTGGATCGTCTACGAATGGAAGGTTTGTGAACAACCGCTGAAACACCATTTTGGAGTGGTCATCCGCACTGGTCGCACCGATGAGTTCAAAGTCCTTGCAGTTCTTGAGTGCGTTCCATATTTCCATTGCGATTTCTGTTCCGGCAGGAAACACAAGAACTCTATGCTTTTTTATTGCCATATATCCTCTCCCAGTATTCCATTGCTTCTTCCGGTGTGTCGAAGATGATGTCATCCATGTACAAGGCCATTGCCACCCACGGCAGTCCATATGCGTAACCGATTACCTTCTCGGATCCGTCCGGCATCTTGCGCTTCGACACGTAAAGCTGCGGAAGATCCTCTTCCATCATTACGTCCGCTTTACTCATTATCCCACCATCCTACCGACTCATCACCAGTCACACTGTTCCTCCAGATGACCACCGTGCAGTTTTCGTGAACCTCCTCCTGGTCGAAGAAGTTAACCTCATCGAGCGTTACATCCTCTCCGGCCTTCGGTTCGTCACTCATGCGACACTCCGTCCTTCAGTGTGCGCAGCATCTGTTCGCAGGTTTCCATAATCCCCAGGACGTACTGCAAGTCCTCCGATGCGCACTCTTTACTCTGTCCAATCCACTCCATTGACTCACGGATCATAAAGTGTTCCGTGCGCAGAACCTCCAGTTCATCCAACATCTTCGGCATTGCCATTACTCATCATCCTTTCTCTTAACAGGCCACGGATATCCAAAGTCCGTGCGCTTTATTTTGCACATCTCACCATTGCCCCTGTGGAAGACAATGCCCTCAATCTCGTTTGCGTACAGATATGCACGGAGTCCGTCATAGTCCCTCGGCACGTTCCACAGTCGTATCCGTCCATGCTTCTCCAGATAATCGTCATCGAGTCCGTAGGGGTTGCCCTGGAAGTGTACCCCAACCGCTTCGTACGTCCCGTCCTCCTTCACCCACGGGGAGTTGACGTACGCACTCCAGTACCACTTGTCACCGGGGTTGTTGGGATCCACCGCAATCCAGTGAGGCCAGTGTCCCGTCACGGGATCGGCAGACTCTTGGCACGGGATCGCACCCGCAGGAGGAACCTTTCCTCGTTTCGCATCGTACCGCTTGTATAACTTCCCGTTAATCAATGCGCAGCAAGAGCCGTCTACCTTTTCCGTGGCAATGCCCTCACCAAGTGTCACCCATTCGCACCCAGGTGTAACCTGGTCGAACGTCCGTACCACCCCTCCCTTCGTCCCAAACTCCCGCCTAAATAAGGTCGGCATCTTCTTCATTTTAGATTTTCCCAACTCCTCACTTTAGATTTTCTGCCTTCCCTTCATTGTTTTCCGTCCAAAAAGCTGCTGCCCTTCATAATTTTCCCTCTTTCCACATCTTCCCATACCACTTCCCCGTTTTCATGCTGTGTTTTTTACATTTCTTTGCATATTTTTGACATCCCGTCTACCCTGGCTACCGTATCTACCCAAATTTCCTAACCTTTTTTTCGGAGTGCCTCTTAAAAAGTTTTTTTTCGTATTTTACGGTAGCCACG